ATTTGACGCAAGCAATGATGGTTTCTATCCAGTAGAGCCAGGTATTGTGATGAACGGTGCTGCAAACATCAATTTCCAGTTAACTGCAAATGGTGCGCCAGCTTCTGTTTTAGCAAATAGCTTTATTTGCGTAATTCAGAGGGGCATTTTAATGCAAAATGTCACCACGGTTAAATAGTGTTGATAATCAAGCAATTATGATATGTGCCTGGCGGGCCTTAATCGCCGCCGCCGACGGTCGGATATTACCGTCACTTTTTTTAATTTATTAATTTTAAGATATGCGTATCAAAAGGTTTGAAGCAGTTGAAATTAACGTGCCTAGTGGATCTACACTAACACGATTTTATTTTCCAGATCTTCCACAATTAAGAAACGCAAAGATTGAAGCTGTACAAGTTTATGTAGCTGGCGCAATTAGTGCGACGCCTTTAACTGGATCAACACCAGTTACAGTTGCGGACGCTAAAAAGTCATTTTTAACTTTGTACCAGGGTGATTTGCAATTAATATATAATATACCAATACTAGGTTTAAACAATATTCAGGAAGGTACTACAACGCCTTTTGTTTTTGAATTGCCTAGTATGAATGATATTGATATTAGCTGGACAAAATCCTTTGTATCTTTGCCATCAGCACTAGCAACTACAAACGTTGCGTATAGTTTTGGCGTTTATTACTATTTGTAAAATTTTTATGTTATGGCAGCTTTTAGGCCCGAAATATTTACCATTGATGAAGTCGTAAACTTTTACGACGCAGCAGAAGGAAGCGAATATAAAATTTTTGCTGGCGTTAACCCAACGCCGCAATATTTGCGTTACAACTTTGTTGGCGAAAAAGAAATAGGACGCCAGGAGCTAGTTAACGCGCTTACACAGTTGCGCAATAACATAGAAAATTACAACCCGTATTTAATACAAGTTATTAGCGAGGGAAATACTGGTAGGGGCCGATCTAAAAAAGATAGCCCAGTCCTTACTAGTATTTCTTTTCAGCTAAATAGGCCTCAATCAATGTTACCAATGCAAGCAATGTCTGGAATAGGTAGCCCTAGAACAGAAATGTTACTAGAAAAGCTAGTTGAGCAAAACGCTATGTTACAAAGTAGAATAGCAGCTATTGAAGCAATGGACGAACTGGAAGAAGAAGAAGATGAAGCACCAAAAAGCCCAATAGATCAAATGTTGAGCAGTCCGCAAGTACAGGAAGCATTGATCGCTGGCGTTATGTCTTTAATGTCTGGACTAATTACAAAAGGCGGCGCCCCGACGGCAATAGCTGGGATAGATGATGAAGCAGAAGCAACAGAAATTTTAAGATCATTAATGAACAAAGGCGTTACAATAGATCATTTAAGAAAATTAAATGAAATGTCTAGCAGTAAACTTTCTTCATTGTTATTTATGTTATAATGGCCAAAAGTAATTTTTTAAAAGACAATAGCAGCCTAATAATTGGCCTGGTAGTGGTTTATTTTGGATATAACAAAGTAATTAAGCCAATACTTGAAAGCGTAGGGCTGCAAAAAAGCAACGAGGAGTTAGAAATTGAGAAGCAGACAAGCAACCCAGGAAGCCCCTGGAACCCTAATTATTGGCGTAAAGGTGGCGCGACTATTATAACAAACGCCAACGTTAATAAATATATTGAAACGATCTGGAACGCACCAGGGTATTTTAGCGACGATTTCGACGCGGTTTTAGGCGTGTTTAAGCAGCTTAAAACAAAAAGCCAGGTAAGTTATCTAGCAGACAAATTTAACCAGGTAAAAGGCAAAGATCTATTAAGCTGGTTACAGGGTGGCGGTGCTTTAAGTTGGCCCGCAGATAGATTTAGTTCGGAGCAAGTAAACCAGTTAATAAAATACGTTAACGGTTTAAAAAACTATTAAAATGAAAGATAAGGGCAGTTTATTAATATTACTTTTACTAGGTGGCGTAATTGTTTACGCGGCTACTAAAAAGAAAACTAGAAGGGGATCTATTGAAATTGGCCCACTGGATCCAGGCGAATTTATTACGGATCCAGCGGACTTATTAACAGACGAAGAAAAATCAATGTTTGAAATATGAAAAATAAGAATTTAATATTATTTGTGGCAGCGGGCCTAGCTTATTGGTATTTCTTTATGAAAAAGAAGCCAGCTGAGTTAATTACTTCTCCTGGTATGCCAGATCAACCAGCACAGCCAGTTGAAATGTTGCAACCAATGATCCAAACCGAAAGCGTTACAATAGTTGATGAAATTAAAAATTTTGGTGAGGGTAAACCACAACCGCAGCACAGCGAAAACATATACCAAAATTATTACGTTAATCAAGTTAGTGGAGTTAAACGTATGGGCGTACCGTTCACAATTTAATTTTCCCTTCACCTTTAATTAAAAAACAATGGCTAATTATCTAGTAGGCGCGGAACTCATAAAATACGACGTTAACTTTACAACGTATGATGTAAGCGGATACGTTACAAGCGACTGTAATAGTATTCTTTTTATTAATTACGGATCTAATGCCGTACAGATTGAAAGCGTTACGCTGCAACAAAATCAAAGTTTACAAATAGAAGGCAACCAGGGCGAGTTTACAACGCGCCGTTTTTTTGCCAACTTTATTAATTCAGGGGGCTTTAACAACCTCGTAACTGTTAAGAAAAATTATATAGGATAATGCCAGCAATAGATTTATCAATATTAAACCAAAGACAAACGCCAGCTTTTTACGCTGACACGTTAGCCAATAGGCCCTCAGCTGGTTTTATTGGTAGGATCTTTGTATCAACAGACACATTTGCATTTTACCGGGACAATGGTACAACGTGGGATCTAATTGGCGGGCCTGGTACCGGAACGGTAACGGGAACGGGTGCTAATGGCCAAGTAACATATTGGAACGGTGCTAGTACAATTACTGGATCTAATGATTTATTTTTTGACGCTGTTAATGGCCATTTAGGTATCGGAACTGTAACGCCAGGAACGGCGCTAGATGTTAAGCATGATCAAAGTACAGTTGTGCAATTAGAACAAATAACTGCAACTAATGACATACGAATAGCATTTATTAATAGCGGTGTAGGTTTGTGGCGTTTAGGTGCCTTTTACAACGCTGGTGCAAATGATTTTGGTTTATTTGACATAGCGGCTGCAACGCAACCAGTAACAGTAAAAAGAACAACGGGCCAAGTATTAATTGGAACGTCAACTGTTGGATCAGGTAAATTAGTGGTGGCAAGTGCAACTGGTGATAATGGCGTGCAAATAGTAGGCGCAAGCGCACCTAGTTTGCGTATTGATAACGCCGAAAGCGGCCCAACAAAGCGCGTCGGTTTAGGTATTTCAACAGCTACAAACAATTTTATCCAGGGTAGTGCAGATCGCGATTTTTGTATTTTTAACGGATCTACGACAGCAAGCCCAATTTTATTTGGTATATACGGCACTACAAACGTATTAGAAGCAGCTAGAATAAGCGTAGCAAGAAACTTTTTAATTGGAACAACAACAGACAGCGGGGAAAAATTAACTGTTGGTGGAAACATATTTTTAGCTGGCACATCAAGAAATATAACATTTGGAAATAACAGCTTTGTAAGAGAAAATGCTGCATCTGGTATTGAACTAGGTTTTGTTAGCACAAATCCAAGTCAATCTATAAAATTAATTACTGGCACAAATGATAGTTTGGTAATTAATAATGTAGGAAATTCAGCTTTTACCCCAATTAGTGGCAGAGCTATTGACGCAACAAGTGACGGAGTATTATTTGCTAAAAATGGTGGCAGCCACAATATTATATTTGGAGACGGTAATGTAAGATATTATTCTTTATTTACACCTAGCGGCGCAGCATACGGATCTATAAGAAATTTTAGTACATCAACAGATATTTTAGCATTTACATCAGGCGGTAACGTACTTATTGGTACAACAACAGACGCTGGCCAAAAGCTACAAGTTAATGGAAAAATATTATCAACAGATTTAATACAAACAAATCTTACTGGCGGTTTAGTATATAGGGCATATTGGGGATCTGGTAATAATAGATCATTAGATATAAATATTGACCAGGCAAATGGTGATAGCCAATTAACTTGGAATACTACATATAATGGTGGTTGGAAATATTTTTTAGATAATTATTCTTCTAGAATAGGAACTGGTGATGGAATTTATTTTAGTGTTGCACCACTAGGAACAGCAGGTAATACTATTACTTGGAATGATGCAATGTCAATAAAAGCTAATGGAAATGTATTAATTGGAACAACAACAAGCGGTTCTTCAAAACTTAGAATAGTTGGTTTACCAACAAGTGCAGTAGGTTTATCAAGCGGTGATGTATATAGCAACGCTGGAATTTTAACAATAGTACCTTAAATAAAATAATATGAAACAAATACAACCTTTTAGCCTTTGGGTAAACGGCCAACAACAAACCGCAACCCTTTTTAATTTAATTATCATTAACGACAATTTATTAAACAGTGCGACGTTTTACTGGCAGTTATTAGACGCTGACGCTAGCAAACTAGCAGACGGTAATTTAACAATAAATGAGCCTGACTATGACGTTTGGGGATCCAGCGCAGATATTAACCTGGCAGCGTACCAGTGGGCCGCAACGCAGTTAAATATTACACTAGCTTAATTAATCTTTAAAATACAAAACCAATGGAAACCAAACAAGCACTTGCAATTTTAAAACAAATTTTAGACGCGGCTAGCAAAAGCGGTTTATTTGAAAACTTAACGGCAGCAATGACAGCGGCCGACGCATATAATGCAATAGCGCGTGAAATATTAAAAGAAGAAAATGGCGACGGATCTGTTATTTAGTATTTGTTTATTTGTAGCCGCTGGCGGTGGCTTCTATTTTACAACCAAAAATAGGTTAGATAAAATTGAAAGGGATCTATCCAGGCACAACAATACCAATACAGAAATATTGGATCGTCTGGCGCGCATTGAAACAAAACTAGATTTTGTAACTAAAATGTAACAATATGTTTAAGAACTGGAAAACAAGTTTATTCGGCCTAGGTGCCGTAATTACTGGGGTTGCAACTGTATTAAAAGGTGATTTGCCTAGCGGTATTACAGCCATTTTAAGCGGTTTAGGTTTATTTGCAGCAAAAGACGCAGATATTAATTTAAATAATCGCCCATAATGACTAGCCAAACCAAAAAAATATTGGTGGTTACAGTTGTGGCGTTAATCTTATTAAGCAGCACAATGGCAGTAGGAGCAAAGGCCGAGGAATTGATAAAAAAATTTGAGGCCGACGACATAAATAAGTATTTAAGGGCTTACCTAGATCCAGTTGGAATACCAACACTGGGCTATGGAAGCACCTATAATTACGACGCAAAGCGTAAAGTACAACTAGGTGATAGTATTACCCAGGAAAAGGCTATTGAGTGGTTAAGAAAAGAAACAAAGGCAATAGTGCCAAAGATTAAAGCACTGGTTAAGGTACCTATAAACCAAAACCAGTTAGACAGCCTTACAAGTTTTGTGTACAATGTAGGTATCGGGGCTTTTCAATCTAGTACACTTTTAAGGTTACTTAATAGCG